TCTCACTGTCAGAGTGTAGAGAATCGGGTGTTGCTGGCTATGACCGTGGATGAGGTCAATGCCCTGACCCGCTTCTTGGATGGCAAGATGGGTGTATATCGCCTATCTACCCGCAACGCGCACTTTGTTATTTGGCTTGTTTTGGAATGTATCGTATCCCGTTATCGCCTTTGTAGGGCGTAGTGTGGTCATGTTCTCCCCGCAATATCACAACGGGAATGTTTTTTTCAAAAGCATCGCATTTTCCATCCCCCCAAAAATGTTTGCATTGCGGGCATTGAAACCCAATCATGGTATAACCTCCTGAAACAATGACAGCATACTAGGAGCAAGGCTATCGTAATCTCCGATGATGTAGGCAGTATAAGCCTCTGCAAATACTTCTTCACGCGCCATTAGTGGGTTAGAGTAAGCGTAAGCGGATAGCAAGTAGCGGTATTCGGGTGACGATTGTTCTGTTACGGCATTAGTTGCACGTTTGAACCACGAATTAGCAGATTCCCCCGTAATCGTGTATCCCGCATTATCTAGGCGGTGCCCCAGCTCGTGCGTAATCAACCCCTCAATATCGTTTCCTACCGTAAATCGCGAATACTTTAGATTTTCCTCTAACGCTCGTAACATTCGCAATTGTCGGGGGTCTAGGCGCGAACGGGCGGCTTGTAATTCCCGCAAAGCCCGCCGCCCCTCTTCTCCAAATTGCGCCTCTGCTTTGCGGGTTGCTTCTGCCACCATAGCGCGAGACTTCATAAGACTAGAATTGATTTCCAGTTCCCCCGATGTACTCATTCTCGCCGCCCATTGCGCCCCCTTGGGCGATTTTGTGGTAATGCTCCATACTTTGGGTATTCCGCGTTGCTGTTGCTCGTAAATCGTGCGGTTAATGTCATTCGCTACGTCTATATCAATCCCTTTGTAATTCACATCTTTGGTCGAATTGGGGTCTAGTAAATTGGAACGTGCCCATGCTTCCGCCTCTGCTCGCGTTTTAGCGGGGACAAACTTGGCAGGCGTAGGAACAGGAGGCACGTCTACCTCTTCCCCTGTTTGTAACACATTCCCTCTGACTTTAAGAGGGTTCCATTCTGTAGCGCGTTGTACGCACGTTTGACAATGCTCTACTTGTGATAACCGCCAATAAACATCGGCATTGCCCTTTTCCGCGTTGTAATTCTTTACTTCCAAAAAACATTTGCAGTTCGTGAGGCATTGCGTATCCCCTGACCCCGGAACGCTTGGCAACGGAAGCAACTTTACGCGCCCGTTCCAATACGGTTCTTTGATGCTCTCTCCGTACATTCGCGCTCTTGCTTGCCACCCCATCTCAAAAGTATCGTTATCCTCTATCTCCGTGATAAACCCTTGCAAAAATGCCAACTGATTCGCCACGCCCTCTAATATCTTTTCCCTTGCCTTGTCGCTCACCACGTCCGTCCCCGCCCCAACCATGTACGCGGCAAGGTGGTAGCGAGATAGCAACTCTTCCATCACCTCATGGTACTCGCTGATTTGAGCAGGGGAGAGGTTGTCAATCAAGTTGCCCGTTGCCGCGTCTATCAGCGATTGGAGGCGGGTGATAAGGGATTCTAGGTCATCCACAATCTGCTATTGAACCTCATAAGGAACGATGCGGAAATAGTGCCCATCGTTCCCGTAATGGGATTCGCTATTTATCCAAATAAGAGGAGGGTAGCCATATTCTTCTATCATTTGACCTGCCCCCTCCTTTGCTCCTTCTGCCTCTTGGTAGATACCCTCTAGGCTTTCGGTGTTACCCGTATCCCCATGTGATTCATGGCTATAGAATAGTGCGTATACCTTTACCTTACTCACGCAACCTCCTTATACAACCGCGTTGCCCGTTTCATCTCCTCGTCAATCAACGTGCCAGCCCGTTCCTTTTGTTCTTTGGTCGGTTTGCGCGTGGCTTTTTCCTGCTCGACAATCTCTACCGCCGCCGTTTCTACTACTTCTCCCTCTGGCGCGTTACCCTCTGCTAGTTCGGGTTTTTCATCGTCGGCAATATCGCCCGTTTGGGTGGTATCGGTTGCCTTGTAATCGGTAGGAATATCCCCGTAATCAACGAGGATATTGTTAATCTGCCCTGCGTCCAAGATACCCTTGTCAATCATCTTTTCGCCCCATTCGGCGCGTTTCTTCATGTTGTCGGCTTCCATCCCCTCATCTTTAAGGCTCTTGGAAACCCATGTGAATTGTACAGTTTCGGGGCAAACAAACTCATTAAACCACTTGCCCACGTCCTCATGGAGTAACCGAATCCCCCGCCCGCTATTCTTTTCGTCTAAGACTTCGCTCTGCATTCCCGTGCCCAAGTTCCCGGAAGTGAGAGGCTGTATATCTTGCGGGTCTAACCCGGCATTGTCGGCATAACTCAAAAGGATGACGTTCTTTTGTTGCTCGTAGTCGAATCCATCAGGAAATTCGGCAAGGGGGACAGTGGTAAGGGTTACATCAGGGTTGGGACTAGTGACCACCAACGCCCCCATAAATTGCACCCACCCCTTGCGCTCTGCATCCGCTTTTCCACTGGCTACCGCATCCTGCAATTGGCGGTCATTCATACCGCTTAGAATTTGGAGCGCAAGCGGGCGACGACCTGTAATCTTATCGTTAAGGTATTGGCGCATCGCCGCCATGGTGCGGATTTCTTGGTACACCCCTTCCGCCGCGCATACGCCCGCCCCGCCTGATAGTTCCATCACATCGGGCATATCGCTAAAAATACCCACTTGCCACCATTTCAACTCATGCCATTTGCTGTCATAGAGCGATTGATACAAGACGGGAATCTCGGCATCGTTGGTAAACAGACAGCGCAACGGGTCCAAGTGGTGCAAGCCTACAATGCGACTGCCCATGCTGTGCGTTTCCCGCGCAATCTCCACCACCGCCCCTTTGGTGCAGAGGAACGAGGGGACAAACGCCCGACAAAAGCGCGTCCATCCAATTTGCTTCACACCCTCAGCATTGAGAATCAGTTGCTGGAACCGCTTACGAAGCGTGGGCATATCGCTTTCAATTTCCCAACCCATTGTCGCAAACTTGGCAGTGGCGATATTGACCGCCGCCCGCCAAAACGATTCATGCCGCACCGTGGCAAGCAAGAGGCGATCCCGTTCCCATAGCGTCAAGGGGAGTTGTGGGGGTAGGTACGAACGGAATAGCGTATCCGGTACAATGTTGATGGACAGATAGCCATTGCCGACGTAGGGAACCTCGTCACCCTTTTTGACGCTTCCCTGATTCGTTATGACCGCTTCGATTTGCGCGTTACCGTTCATTCGCTATAGCCTTTTTTATGCCCTGCATCACTGCTTGATTGTAGAACGATACTAAATCCCCGAATTGTTTTGCCCAATCAATAGTAGATTGAACTTGCTCCACAAATTCAGGATGGTTTTCTAGCCATTGCTCTTGTTGGTCAATGGGTAATCCATCCAGTTCATTAGTTAGTGATTGAAACTCTTCTAAGGTCACAGTGGCAACTCCAAACACTTGTAGGCACCCATCGAGAGGCACACGGTTAAATCTATCTTCTTGCTCTCGTATCGCTTCACAATGCGTATCTTTCGGCTTTCGGGGTCAGGCTTGGCATTGGCGTTGTCTATATGCTCTCTTAGGTCAAGGTTGCCATCGTGGGCAATTCGCTTTTGCATAATCAGGTCTAAGAGTTGCTTATCCGCTTCCAGCCGTTCCGCCCCTTGATTAAATGGCACCACCCATACCACCCCGTCACGCTGTAAGCGGGTTGCCATATCGTGCAATTGGTAGGGGTCATACACCAAAGCGACTACGTTGTAATTCTCGCACAACCACCGAATCCGCCCCTCTATCGGCTTAAAGTCCAATGCCCCGCCTTTGGGCGGAACAAACTTCTCAATATACCGTACCGCCACATCCGTATCGTATCGCTTAGGGTCGGGATGGCGACTGATACCCCCTAGTCCAAAGTTATCGTTTGTTACCCCCGCATCTATCACCAGCACAAGCGGGGTATGGCGGTCAAGCGGCGGCAACGCTTCTTTGCAGTTATCCCATAGCACCATCGAAGGTAGAAAGCGGCTCGCCTCGTCTATATCTTCCCACGCCGCTTCTAGGAGTACCCGCGCCTCTGATTCGGTAAGGGATTTGCGCCGTTGCTCTACGTAGCCTTCTGCAAGATTATCGGCGTTGTCGGCAGTAAAGAGCGAGATAACCCGTGCGTCCTTCTTGAAAGCAAGAAACGGATCATCATCTGCTACATCTACAAGTTCCGTGCCTTCAACCCCCCCAAAGTACTCATACATCCAATGCTTGCGCGGGGTGCTAGTAAGCCATAATTGCGGCGGCTCTTTCTGCTTACCCGCAATCCGCACCCGTCCGTCTAGTACCTTTAAGGCGAGAGGGTCTTTTTTGCGCCGCGCCTCGTCTAAGTGAGCGAAACTAATGTTTCCCCCTTCCCATGAGGCGGGGTCGTCCATCCCCCCGCAATACGCCGTTGCCCCGTTCTTAAAGTGGAGCATGAATGCTTGCGAGGGGGTCCATTCTTTGGCGGCACGGTACTGCTCTCGCTCTACCACTTCCCCCCACGGGCACCACCGTGCAAATTCCACCCATAGCGACTTCTTAAAGTGTTCAAAATCGGGGGAGGCGACAATCCCATCCATCCCCCGGCGCAATCGTTCCAAACTCTTGACAATCCCTGCTACTGACTTGCCGCCCCCCTCGCCGCCTTTGGCGAGGTTATAACGGGGCGTATCGCTGTATACGAAGTCATGTTCGGCTTGGTGGTGAGGCGCGTACTCCCTGCCTGTCTCCCGATTGACATACCGCACAACAGGGTTCCAAGTGCTATGCGCTGGCGCAACCGTCCCCAACCGCCGCCGCTTTTCCAACTCAATTTCAATGAGTGCCAACGCCTCGCTAGGTGAATAGCGCATGACTAAACTGCTTGCTACTGATAATGGAGGCTTTCAACGCCTCTAGTTCTTCGTCTGTCTTGGTTGCCAACTTTTCGGGGTCAAGGTTAAAGTTGACTCCCCGTTGCGTTGGCAGATCATCAAACTCCGCCCGCAATTCCCCCAGCACAATCTTGACTGTGTTTGCAACTTGGCTAAGGTTGGCTATCGGGTTTTCCCCGCCTACGCTGTTCAATGCCGCCGCCGCTTTTGCAAATAGTCCCTGTGCCAACTGTTTCCGCTTTAGTCGCCACTCTTGACGCTCTCGTTCTCGCTCGGCATCCTCTTTGGCTTGTAAGGCGGCGGCGGCGGCGGCTCGTGCTTCAACCTCTTGCATATCCCATGATTCAGCGCGGGCTTTCCAATTCCATGCAGTAGCGGCTTTATCCCATGCAGTAGGGGCTTTTGTAGGGGGTTTGGTACTCTTCCCCTTTCTTCCCTTCTCTGCAATCTCTAGCTTGTACATCCCCAACAGGGAACGGGTGGAACCCATGAGGCGATACCGTTCAAAACGGTTGTACCATATCATCGGTTCCCCTTCACGCCGCGCCCACTCATTCATCTGTCACCCGTTCTAATAGTTGCGCGTCCTGCCCTGATTCGGATTCCCAACGGCGAAGGATAACATCGGCGTATCGGGGTTCGATTTCCACACCGTAGCATTTGCGGCTCAATCGTTCGCAAGCGATAAGGGTTGTGCCAGAGCCTAGAAAGGGGTCATAAATTATTGACTTAGAAGGGGACACCCAAGACAACAGATGCTCAATGACCTCCAAGGGCTTAGGGGTGGCATGGAGTTTCTCTAATTCCGTGCCTACAAAGTTAAATACGTAGGTATCATGTTTGTATTCGCCCTCCCCCCAGGTCGGCTTTCCTACCGAACTAATCAAAAT